TGACCCACTTAGATATTGTGATAAGCAACATCATAGAGCACTATTAATTAGACGTTCTATGCCAGAACTTAGAGATATGATTAATCATTCTCAAAGATTATATTCACAAGCATTTCCAAATGCTAAATGGAGAGAGCAAGAAAAAGAATGGCGATTTCCATCTGGTGCTAGAATAGAATTTGGTTATGCAGAAAATTTAACAGACGTTCTTCGTTATCAAGGACAGTCTTATACTTGGATAGGTATAGATGAGTTACCTCAATATCCTACTCCAGAGATATACAACTTTTTACGTTCCTCCCTAAGAAGTGTAGACCCAGATATACCTGTGTTCATGAGAGCTACAGGCAATCCAGGTAACGTAGGTTCTGGATGGGTTAAAGAAATGTTTATTGACCCAACAGACCCAGGTAAACCCTTTGACGTAGTAGTAGATACTATAGCAGGTCAAAGAAAAATTACAAGAAGATTTATACCTGCTAAGTTACAAGATAATCCTTATCTAATGCAAACAGATGATTATCTTATTATGTTGTCATCTTTACCAGAAGTACAACGTAAACAATTTTTAGATGGAGATTGGAGTGCATTTGAAAACTCTGCTTTTCCAGAGTTTGACCCAATAAAGCATGTTAGTGAACCTTTTGAAATACCTCGTAATTGGCATAGGTTTCGTACTTGTGATTGGGGCTATGCTTCTCATGCTTGTTGTTTATGGATTGCTATTGATTTTGACAACAACTTATGGGTATATAGAGAACTATACACACAAAGAGTAACTGCAGATATATTTGCACAAAAAGTTTTAGAAGCAGAAAAAAATGAATATGTAAGATATGGAGTTCTTGATTCATCAACTTGGGCAAGACGAGGAGACGTAGGGCCTAGTATAGCTGAAACAATGATACAGCAAGGATGTAAATGGAGACCATCAGATAGGTCACCAAGAAGTCGAGTAAATGGTAAATTAGAATTACATAAACGTTTTTCCGTAAGTGAAAAAACTGGTGAGCCTGCTTTAAAAATTTTTAGTAATTGTAAAAATTTATTAAGAACTTTACCTCTACTTCCTGTAGATAGAAATAATCCAGAGGATGTAGATACAGATGTAGAAGACCATGCATATGATGCATTACGTTATGGTGCGATGTCAAGACCATTACATCCAAATGCATATAACAATGATACATATCTGCAAACACAAAAAGAAAAAATATTTAAACCTGCTGACCGAATATTTGGATACTAATGATACCAGAAAAAATTAAGATAGGTTATAAAGAATATAGGTTAGAAAAATGGAAACAAACTGTTGCTAGTGCAAATGAAGCACAAGGACAGTTTTTTGCAAAAGAAGGTATCATCGGATATACAGATGATGAAAAAGGAGTTTCTCATGCTAACACATTGTTACATGAAATAATACACGCAATAGTGTATCAGTGGAATATAGATGTTGGAGAGAAAGAAGAAACTATAGTTAATGGTTTAACGAATGGTTTAACAACAGTCTTAGTAGATAATCCTAAATTAATAGATTATTTAAAAAAGAATATAAAGGAGGGCTAGATGCCACAACCAGTATTGACAAAATATAAACAAGGAGACCTTGGTGCGGATTATTCAAAAGATACTCCAGTTGGTGAAAAAATTGATATGTCCATACATGCTAATGATGAAACCAGACCAGATTCGTTTCCTAAACAACAAAAGAAAACAAAAGTAGACCCATCTTTTAATAGAATGGCTGATGAAAAAGATTACTAGGAGGTAATGATGAACATACTAAAAAAATATACTCAAGGTGAAGTTTCAGAAGTAGCTGATGGTGCACCTGCAAAAGAAAAGCCAGATGCAAGTATTTTAAAACAATACACGCAAGCTGAAGTTTCTGCTGTGCCAGATACACCACCTGCAAAAGAAAAGCCAGATGGAAGTATCCTAAAGAAGTATACTCAAGGTGAATTATCAGACGCACAAGAAGCAAAGTAAAAAATGGCTGATGACCAAATTATTGTTTTGGGTGATACCGAACAAGAAGATGCATATAATAGTTTAGCAGGTGTTATAAAAGCTAAATTTCAAGCATCTGAAAATGCTAGACAATTTGATGAAAAAAGATGGCTAAGAGCTTATCGTAACTATAGAGGTATCTATGGTAACGACATGGCATTTACAGAAAGTGAAAAGTCAAAAGTATTTGTTAAAATAACAAAAACAAAAGTCATGGCCGCTTATGGTCAAATTATCGAAGTATTATTTTCTAGTGGTAAATTTCCATTAGGTATCGACCCTACAGTTATGCCAGAGGATATTGCAGAATATGCTCATGTAGCTAAAGAATCACAACCTGCTGAAGAGCAAGAAGTGAGAAGTCCATATGGATTTCCTGGTGATGGTAATGATTTAGAACCAGGTGCTACATTTGATTCTATATTAGGCGGATTAAGAGAAGAGTATGGAAAAGCTAATTTTTCAGAAGGGCCTTCAAAAGATGGTAGGTCAGAACCTCAAATTAGTCCTGCAGAAATATCTGCAAAAAATATGGAAAGACTTATTCATGACCAATTAGGTGAATCAAGTGCTACATCTGTATTTAGACATTCATTATTTGAAATGGCTTTACTAGGCACAGGTATTGTTAAAGGGCCTTTTAGTTATGATAAACTTTCTCATAAATGGGAAAAAGATAGAGAGACAGGTACAAATGTTTACAATCCAAAAAGTAAATTAGTACCAAGAATAGAAGCAGTATCTTGTTGGGATTTTTATCCAGACCCAGATGCTGTTACAGTTGATGATGCAGATTATATAATAGAAAGACATAACTATACAAAAACTCAACTTAGAGATTTAATGAATAGGCCTTTCTTTAGAGCAGATGCTGTAAGAGAATGTCTAGCTATGGGGCCTAACTATGAAGCTCGTGGATATGAAAGTTCTTTATTAGATAGAGAAACAACTGATGAGTTTGATAAAAACAGATATGAAATTTTAGAGTTTTGGGGATACCTAGATAAAGAGTTAGCAGAACAAGCAGGTCTAGAAATAGACGATGATATGGATGAGTTAGATGAACTATCTGTAAACTGTTGGGTATGTAATGGAAAAATACTAAGATTAGTTATAAATCCATTTACTCCTGCAAGACTGCCTTACATGGTATGTCCATATGAAATAAATCCATATCAATTTTTTGGTGTAGGTATTCCAGAAAATATGGATGATGCACAAACAATTATGAATGGTCATGCAAGAATGGCTATTGATAATCTTGCCCTTGCAGGTAATCTAGTATTTGATGTCGATGAGACAATGCTAGTGCCTGGGCAAGATATGAAAGTATTTCCAGGTAAAATATTTAGAAGACAAAGTGGTCAACCAGGACAATCAATACATGGTGTTAAGTTTCCAAATACAGCAAATGAAAACTTAATGATGTTTGATAGATTTAGACAGTTAGCTGATGAATCTACAGGTATACCATCTTATTCACATGGAACAACAGGCGTTCAATCTACAACTAGAACTGCCGCAGGTATGTCTATGTTAATGGGAGCGGCGGCTTTAAATATAAAAACAGTAGTAAAAAATATTGATGATTATTTATTACGACCACTAGGCGAATCTATGTTTGCTTGGAACATGCAGTTTAATGAAGATACCCCAGAGATAAGAGGAGACCTGGATGTGAAAGCACGAGGTACTTCATCATTAATGCAAAAAGAAGTAAGGTCTCAAAGATTGATGACTTTCTTACAAACTGCTTCTAATCAAAACCTTGCACCATTTGTAAAATGGCATTCTGTATTATCAGAGATTGCAAAGTCACTTGATATAGAACCAGAAAAATTAATTAACGACCCAGAACGGGCGGCAATATTTGCAAAAATAATGGGGATGGCAAATGGAAATCAACAAAATGAAGGCGATGGTCAACAGCCCAATGTGGCCCAATCTGGAGACGTATCTCCAGGAGCAAATCCAAATGACCCAACTGGCGTTGGAGGTGGCAACATCGGAGTT